TATTTACCTGGTCCCATTCATCGCCGGGGGCAAGTCCGATAGCCTCAGCGGAGCCATTATAAATGTATAAGATTATCCTGTTGTTGGTCGTATTCTTGACGACATAGTTATTAGGCCACTCGATTACGGTATAATAACTGTCTGTGGGTATGTTCGCTATCAGAGCATCGTTCCATACCTTTGTCACCGTCTTAACGATGAGCCTATAGTTTTTGCGGAGGTTGCCCTCACGGAGAGCATCCTTTACCTTTTCGGGGACAGTTATCATCGTTCCGTTATCTCCATTGTTATAACATCGAGGAAACCACCGCCAGCGAGTGCGGTGTGCTGCTTGTTTTCAAGTTGATAGTATGCGTTGATTGCTCTGCTCTCTCCGGCATTGGTAACATAGACCAGCATAGTTAAGACCCCGTTGTTATCGTTCAACAGGGCCTTGAAGTCTGCCAGTGTGATGGTCTGTGGAGACAAAACCACTTCAAATTTACCTTTAACCTTGGAGGTGATTATCACTCTATGCTCGACATAGTTTCCGTCCTGCCATGACTCGTACTGACTTTCTTCGTCCATGTTATAGGTGTCGGCTATTATGTAGGGGGTTATGTCTGTTTCACCGATTATTACAATGTTTTCCATCTTATACTCCTACAAGTTGTGCGTTTCGAGCCTGTTCTCTCTGCATGAGCCTAAAGAGCCGACCTGCATCACCGTCAAGGGTGATAGATACTTTGTCATCGGCGATCATGGGAAGATATGTAGCGAGCAAGTTGTAAAGGCTTGTATCTTCGCCCTGGTATGCCGTCTGCTGGCCCACATTCATGGTCAGGTCTGCGGTGCCCGTGAGGTCAGATAACATATCATCGGTGGCCTGTGTCAGGACCCCCATGTTGGACTCAATACCTTGTGCAATTCCGGCGGGTATCCACTGACCGACTTCGTCTGCAAATACTCTCGAAGGGGACTTGATGTTAAGGTTATCCTTTGCGGTCTGAACAAGGTTTTTTGCCATGTCCTTCATTTTATCCTTTAGGTCACCCCATCCGTTCTTTATGCCCTCCCATATTCCACGGACGATCTCGGAGCCGACCTTGAGGAACTTCTGAGGTAAATCCTTGATCGCTCCTATAAGCTGCGCTCCTAAAGCCTTGATCTGGCTCGGCAGATTGCGGAGACCGTTCACGATGGCATTAAAGAAGTTTTTAGCCATTTCTACGGCTTTCCTCACGAAGTTAGAGGCAAAAGTCGTTACGGCGGTGACAATGGTATTCCATATCCCACTTACCGCCGAGGGGAGACCTTGAAGTACACTCATGAGACCGTTCCATACTGAAGTCCCGATCTGTGATACGATCTGCACAAACATCTGAGCACATGCGGACAGATTGGTCCCTATACTCGTGACTATCGACTGTACCGCCTGGATAAATAAAGGCCCGTTAGATACCAGTGTATTGACGATGCTTGTCACTATGGTCGGGATAGCCTCTATCAAACACTGTATGATCTGGGGCATGGCTGCCACCAGAGCCAGGTTGAGCTGGATGATACCTTCTATCAGCTGAGGTAAGGCGGTCAGTAGTCCGACTATCAGGGTGTCTATGATCTGCGGGAGAGCATCAACTAAACTCTGTATGATTGTCGGGAGTGCTGCCACTATTCCCATTATTAACTGCATGGCTGCATCTATCAGTACGGGTAAGGCCGCTATAAGCGCATCAACCGCCATCTGTATCATGCCAGGTAAACTCTCTATCAAAACGGGGAGTGCCTGGAGTAAACCATCTGCAAGGCCCTGTATCAACTGGATCGCCGCATCGAGTAAAAGAGGGATATTGCTGAGTAGCATTTCCACTATCTGCGGTATGATATCCACCAAAAGCGGTATCAGGGTCGGTAGGGCCTGTGTGATACCGTTTACCAGTTCCGATATGATCTGTACTCCGACTTGCAGTAACTGTGGAGCCATTGTTATCAAAGTCTGTACAATGGTCGTTATCGTCTGCGTTATTGCGGGCATGAGCTGAGGTATTGCGGTCAGTATCCCTTGTAGAAGGGTCTGCACTACCTGGACTCCGGCATTAAGCAACCCCGGAAGTACCGAAGTGATAAGCCCCGGGATAGCCTCCGCAAGTACGGGAGCGAGTCCCGATATCAAGTCTGATACACCGACAAGGGACTGCTGAACCACGGGGATGACATTCCCCGCAAAAGTCTGTACGGAGCCGACAAGGTTCTCGATCTGCGTACCGATTGCGTTACCGTCACCTGTGGCGATAGCCGTCATCATGTTTTGCCATGAGGACTGCATTGTGGCAAAAGACCCTTGTATGGTCGTACTTGCCTCTTTCGCCGTGGTGCCCGTTATACCCAGGTTCTCCTGGACTGCGTGGATAGCATTATAGACATCGTTCAGATTGGAGATATCATACTTGACCCCCGTCAGCTTTGTGGCATCAGCGAGAAGTCTTTCCATCTCTGATTTGGTACCACCATAGCCTAACTTCAAATTATCGAGCATGGTGTAGTTTTGCTTTGCAAAGCCCTGATAAGCCGTCTGTATGGACTCCATGGAGGACCCCATCTTATTGGCATTATCTGCCATGTCTATCAGTGCCATGTCGGCGGTCTGTGCCGCTGCCGCCGTGTCTCCACCTAAAGACTGTAGAAGTGATGCTGAAAAGCTCGTGACGGTCTGCATGTACTCATTTGCTGACATACCCGCCGTCTTAAATGCCTTGTCCGCATTTGCTTGTACGGTGTTCGCCGCATCACCGAAAAGGGTCTCAACTCCACCGACTAACTGCTCATACTCTCCGAAACTGTTGACGGCAGAGGTTACGACACCCGCTACCGCCGTTGCCGCCGCACCGATAGCGGCGACCCCGACTTTGGCTGCGGCACCTAAAGAACTGGAAAGGGCACTGCCGAACTTCGCACTACCCCCGCTCAATTCCTGGGATATCTTATCTTGTATGCCTGTCGCATCGGGTATTATCTGTATTGTGGCGGTTCCTATTGAACTCATTTATTGAACCTCCTCATGTATGCCTCGTACTGCTCAACCGTGTCGAATGTTGCGAGGTCATCATGCTCGTGGTCATATTCGCCGTTTAAGGCTTTGACCATACTCTTTGCTTTGTACTTATGCCCTTTTTGAGCATCTTTTGTCTTTGACCATGCCAGGAACTGAAGACTGTCTACTATCATGGCTCGCATGAGCTGGTCGATAGTAAACTTATTCCCGGCCAGTTCCATCTTCACCCTTGAGTCCGCCCGTAAACCTATACAGAGAGTCGCCACCAGTTCAGGTGACAACTCTCTGTAGTTTAGTACATGGTATGTTTCGGCTAAGTCACATATCAGTAAGTCCTCGCACTGTTCTATAACATGTGCGAGGATAGTCAGTTTTTTACTGGCTCCGCTGATATGATCTCGACCAGTTCGGATATGATAACGAAGACATCGGCGATACCCTCGTTACACTCCCGCACATGGTCAATCAGGCGATCCTTGTCATCCTTGAGTACGAACTCCATTAACCAGCTAACCTCGTTAAGCATCTGAGACGGGTCGGGGTCCTTTTTCTTTGTCAAGCTCTGCAGCTTTCCCATGTGCTCAAGGTACGCCCAGTCGTTTTTGATCCGGGGATTGACGGAACATTCAAAACCTGATTTTGTCTTAACCTCTATCATGCTGCGATGTACTCCTTATGTGTTACTCCATCCTCATCAGGATAGGCTGATACGGTTATACCGTAACCTACTGCGTCACTGTCATTGTAGGCGATCTCCTCACGGGCGGTGATTGCGCCGTCAGGGATGACTATCCTCTTTTTCTTGCTGTTACGAAGTGCAAGCTCGAAGACCCATACCATCTCCTCGGGGTCGTTGACCTTGACATCGATTGATGCCGTGTCATAACCACCGATAGGAAGGATGGAAGATGTCGCCGTTGAGGTGACATTGGCTGCGCCAAAGATGGTCTTCATAACATCCAGGTTTTCGCTCTCGATCAGAGTCAGAGAGAACTCATCCGTCATGTCTGTAAGTGGGCGGTATACTGTCACTCCACCCCATGCTTTGATCTCGGACACATTCAGCTCGTTAGAGTTTGAAAGTCCGTCCTCGGAGACATGTCCCAGACAGATGTAGTCTTCGGTGAGGGGAGTAGTTGCGTCCTCGGGTACTGCAGTACCCTTGGGAGCCACATATACGGCACCCGTGGTCTTGGGTTTGCCTGTTGTTACCAGTCCTGCTGTGTTCGACATTTTTTTATTCCTCCGTGTAATAAAGATTGAAGATACTGTAATATGCGTATCTCTTGGTTGATGTGTCTATGTCCTGGCCCCCTCCACCGCATTTGCTGGAGCTAATATTGTTGATAGACACTATGTCGTACATAGCCTCTTTAACTCTCTGATTTAACTCCGCTGCTTTCTGAAGGGAAGTAGAATAACATGTGATATTAAGGGTAACCGCATCAATATAGTTTGTACGACCGTTGTCGATGCTCTCTAATACCACATACTCGGAGGGCTTTTCTTTCGGCTCCTCCATATATGCGGGTATATGCAGTTCGTTTAAGTATTTAATGACCTGTTTCTCTATCATCAGTTATACCTCTGAGTGTTCGGGTAAATGATTGCCTTTGCTCTGTCAAAACCGATAAAGGGCTTGATATGAGTATTGCTCCCGGCTTTCCCTCGTGCCGCCGCCTCTACGGCTTTGAGCATTTCGGGGGACTGCAATACTTCAGTCCTGAAAGCCGCCTTATCAAGTTTGAACTCGACTTTATTCATACTCCTCAACCTTTATCTGCTTATTCCAGGGCCATGACTCACCCATATACCCGTCCATGAACTGTGTCGGTACACCTATCGTTCGCCACTTCTTGCCGTAGAACTCCACCACCTTATTTTTCCAGTCATGGGTGTCATCGGCGGGGATCGCCAGGTTATATACCGCCTTTTTCCCGCTGAGGTTGACCTCGCTCGTGATGTCCTCGGATGAGGGCTGACCGATCACGACATTGGGTATCTCTACCGCCTGTGTCTCCACGATCTCACGGTTGAAGTCATCGTAACCCGTTACGGTTTCCGTGTATAAAGTTATAGGTATTCCCTTAATACTCATATATTTCTACCGCCCGGGCTTTCTGCTTTTTAAGACCTAACAGTTTCAACTCGCTATTCTTGATGAATAACCCACCTCCGGCACTCAAAAAGGTACCTTGCATGTTGTAGCCGTTGACCGACTGCGAATACTGGGTCATAGCCGGACCGTCATCCGATGAGGTTATCTCTCTACGCACCACATCACAAACGATAGCGGTGTAAAGGGTGGCATAGTGCCCGTCTTCGAGTTTTTCGTCCAGGTTCACACCCTGTTCGGTGGCGATGACATGCAAAGCACTCTCACAGTCACCGATATAGGTGTTAGCCTTGTCGATCTCATCCTGTGACAGGGTTCTCCATCTTTCTATCAAGTCATTCACTGTTACCATCTTTTTTAGCCCTCGTTTTTGTTGGCTTGTCTGCCGTTGCCTTGACAAGCTTTGCGGGTTCTTTTGAAATAACGGCGGGCTTTTTATGACCCGCCGCTATGTACTCGTCTACACGATTATCATCAACCCACATGCTGCCACCTGTGACTTTGTTGATGAGTTTTATCATGCGTGTGCCCTCGTGATCCTGTTAAAGCAGCTAACATCGGCAACAAAGCCGACCTCAATCTCGGCTCTCACTGCGAACATGTTGCGCTCCCACAGATTGACGGACTCGTCATTGATGGTCAGGGTTGCGCTATCGCTGATGTCGATCTTGACACCCTCAACAGTGCCGTACAGTGCCTGAGTCCAGTCACCAGCCACACCGAGGACATCCTCAACAGTTGCGGTACCATCCTTGTAAGCGGCCTTTGCATAAGCCACGGGAGCACCGAGAAGTACGGGTACTGCGCCTTCGCTTGCGTTGTTCACAAACAGAGGTCTCTTATCAGAGTCCCTGGCTGCGAGCAGCTCACCCTTTGCCTGGGGAGACATAGCGAAGCCGTTAAGTATACCGCCGTTCACTGCGATATCAGCATCAGCTGCTACGAGTGCGTCGTAGATATCAACGCCCGTTCCGCTCATGCTCTGAGCAGTAGCGGCTGCGAAGGTGTCGAAGTTGGAACCGGGAGCGGTGCCGTGGAATACAGTAGAGTCAAACTTGGCTGCCAGTGCCTTGGGGAGCCTATCTACGAGTGCGTCATAGAGAGCGGCTGCGTCCCTTCTGAACTCATCAGAGAAAGGCACGATAACTGCGAGTTTGTAAGCCTGCATAGTCTTTTTAGTCAGACCGGGGTTCGATACGGGCTTTGCGCCTGTCTCATCTACCCATGCTGCCTCGGGATCGCCTGTTACTACGGGGATGGTAGCTCCTCTACCGGGGAGTACGATCTGCCTTGCCAGTGTCATGACGGCTGAGTCGTCCTGAGTCTTTGCGATGATCTCTGCGGATACATCAGCGGGAAGTCCTATAGTTGTTCTGTTTGTGTTGATACCTGACATTTTTTTGTCCTCCTATGTCATAATGTTTTTGCCCATTCGGCGAAGGACTCCCTTGTGCTGGGTTCCTTTGGTGTGCCCTCCGGGTCCCTCAAGGGAGCGGTCTGTTTTGATACGAACGGGAGAAGGGCCTCCGCATCTTTTCTGATGTCTTCCTCTGTCTCACCGCTCAGTTTATTTGCAAGCTCGTACGGTATGCCTACCTCGTGGGCTATCCGGCTTTTAACCGAGGCCGTCTCGTGTGCCTTGATCGTTGCCTCGAGGCTTGCGATCATTTCTCCGTCTGCTTTTGCCTTGTCGGTGGCACCTTTGAGCGAATTGCCTAACTCCTCGACCTGTTTTGTCAAGTCCTCTACTTTTTTGCTTGCATCCTCCGGGCTGATATAGCCCTGATACTTCTCCTCGTACAGTTCTTTGAGTTTCTTCTCCTGTCGAGCGAGCCTGTCCTTCAAAATAGCGTCTAACTGTTCCTGTGTTTCGATTGTTGTAAATTCTGACATTTTGTTTTTCCTCCTACTTTTCCCGCCGTAGTTGCGTCAATATTTAACTGTCTGCTTTTTTGTGCCTTTGTCGTTCTTCGCTAACCAGTGAGCCAGGATCACCGAGTCCATTATGGCAATTTCCACATCGGGCTTTTGGGCGGCATAACCAAAACCACCGTTTGAGCCGATGTTTCTTTTTTGGCAGTTGCTGATGACATTGGTTAGTTCCTCTTGTCCCATGTGTACAAGTTCTTTTTTGTACACTGCTTGTTCAAATTCAGCATTTGCCGTGACGATCTCTTTGACTGTGGGAAGTATAGGC